GTGGATTAAAGACAAAACTAAAATCACCCGGAAATAACTAATGGAGAATGTATAATGGCTAATGAAATAAAAGCTAAACAAGACACATCACTAGCGTTGTTTGGTGATGACGTATCCAAAGGTTTTGAGAATATGACGCAAGAAGATATGGCGTTACCATTTGTCAGAATCTTAGGACAATTATCACCGCAGGTGACTGAAGGTGATGCAAAGTATATAGATGGTGCCAAACCTGGTATGATCTATAATACTGTTACCAGCGAGTTATATGATGGTAAAAAAGGTATCAAGGTTATTCCTTGCTACTATAAAAAAGATTATCCAGAATGGTCGGATAGAGGGGATGGACCAGGTGCTCCGGTTGCAGTTCACCTACCGAACAGTCCGGTAATCACAACAGGTAAGAGAGATGGTTCAAAGATTAGATTGCCTAATGGTAATTATCTTGAAGAAACAGCTTCTTATTATGTAATGATTGAGACAAAAACAGGAGGTTTTACTCCTGCTTTGATTACTATGAAATCAACTCAATTAAATGTCAGTAAGAAATGGAATTCTATGATGAAAACCATACAAATTGCTGACGGCAAGGGTGGATTTGCTATCCCTCCTATGCATGGTGTAGTCTATAATCTAGCTTCTACCTTACAAAAGAACGATAAAGGTTCTTGGTATGGTTGGGTTGTGACACAGGACAGAATTTTAGGTCAAGAAGATAAGTCTTTGTACTTAAGTGCAAAAGATTTTTCTGGAAATGTATCTAAAGGGAACGTTCAAACAAAAGCTGATGTAGAAGAGAAAGTATCGGACTCAACTCCGTACTAATAAAAATAAGGGGGAAGGCGACTTCCCCCTTTACAAAGAAATAAGAAATGATAATGAAAAAAGATAAATTCAAAAATATATTTAGTGGGTTAACTATAGCATATGGACAATATCAACCAGGAGAACGTGGCGAAAACGGAAAGCAACAAGGAAAAGCTTTTATTGTACGTGGTGACGTCACCGACGAACTCTGGGAAAACCATCTTGAAGGAAAAGGCGCAGCCCTTGGCATCATCCCTATCACACAAAATAATGATTGTAGGTGGGGGTGTATTGATATTGACGAATATAACTTTGATCACACTAGCCTCGTTAAAAGTATTCGGAATCTTAAACTCCCTTTAATAGTTTGCCGTAGTAAATCTGGCGGCGCACATGTATTTTTATTTACAAAAGAAAACATTCCTGCATCTTTGATGCAATCAAAATTAAAATCTTTTGCTGTTCTTTTAGGATACGAAGGATCAGAAATATTTCCAAAACAAACAGAAATACTAGTGGATCGTGGGGACACTGGTAATTTTTTAAACTTACCTTACCACAATGAAATGAAAGGACTACGTTATGCTATCAACGATAATGGCGCCGGTTGTACACTTGAGGAATTTTATCAGCTCTATGATGTTTACGCCTGCACAAAAGAAGACGTCGAAAAAATTAAAACGGAAGAGAAAAAAATAGAAGAAGCGTTTCCTGGTGGCCCTCCTTGTTTAAATAAATTAGCTTCAATTGGTTTTGGGGAGGGCTCAAGAAACAACGCACTATTTAATATTGCAGTTTATTATAAGCAAGCAAAACCAGATACTTGGGAAGATGAAATTGTAAAAGCGAATATGAAATTTATGGAACCGCCATTAAGTAATAGTGAGGTTCAACAATTAATTAAATCAGTTAATAGAAAAGGTTACGATAAGTATAGATGTAAAGACGCACCAATTAACTCGGTATGTCAATCGGGTTTATGTAGAACAAAAAGATTTGGTGTAGGGTTTGGTGAAGAAGAGATGCCTATACTTGGTAGTTTAACTAAATACTCATCCACACCACCACAATGGTTTTTGGATGTAAGTGGAACGCGGATCGAATTAAAATCAGAACAACTTTATAATCCAGGCATGTTTGCATTAGCGTGTTTAGATCAAGCTAACCTAGTAGTACCGGTACCAAAACCAAAAGATTGGAAACAACATTTTTTAAAACCAATGATGCAAAATTTACAAGAAGTAGAACCATTAGAATCTTTAAATCCTACAAATGAAATTATAGGTTTATTACAAGACTGGACTACCAATAGACAATCAGCAAGAACCTTTGATGATATATTAAATAAACTTCCTTTTACAGATCAGAATAGAGAATTTACTTATTTTAGAATGGAAGATTTTTATAATTTTTGTAAACGAAATCATTGGGAAAAAGATAAAACACAAACTGGTAACTTGTTAAAACAATTAGATGTATTTGTAGAAGAAGAAAGAGTTAGGGTTAAGAAACAACAACCAAGATTAATAAAAATTAAAACAATGAAACAAACGGAGGCGACAACTTCTAAAATTCCATATCAGGAAGAACATTTTTAATGTTTGATAAAGATGTAGGAAAAAATTGGCACTTAAGGTTTCGTTTAAAGTTAGAGGAACTACAAAAAGAAAACGAATATCTTAAAATGAAAAACAGATTACTAACAAGAAAAATAAAAAAATATGAAAACAATAATATTAGGACCTCCTGGAACAGGCAAGACAACAACACTGCTGAATCTAGTGGACGAGTTCATACAACAAGGGATAAGACCTAAACAAATAGGTTACTTTTCTTTTACTAAAAAAGCTGCAACAGAAGCAGCAACTAGAGCTGCGGAAAAATTTGGCTTAGATATAGAAAATGATTTGAGTAATTTTAGAACTTTACATTCTTATGCATTCGCACAATTAGGTATGACCAAAGAAAAAATGATGGGTAGAGATGATTACAAAGAGTTTGGTGAAAAATGTGGCATACCAATTAAGATGGCAAAATTTTCTGATAGTGATGGTACCTTTAATTCAGATAATGAATATCTTACAATCATAAACACGGCAGCAGTTAAAAGAATAGATCTATTGGAATACTATGACTCAAGACAAAACATTTTAGATATAGAACGAAACACTTTATTTTTATTAGCGGAAGAGCTTAAAAGATTTAAACAAGAAAAAGGTTTAAAAGACTTTAATGATTTATTAGAAGATTATATTAACAAAGAATCTGCAAATAGTTTTAAAGTATTATTTATTGATGAAGCACAAGACTTATCATTACTACAATGGGAAATGGTAAGAAAATTGTGGTCTAACGCAGATAAAACTTATATTGCAGGCGATGACGACCAGGCAATATTTAAATGGGCTGGAGCTGATGTAGATCATTTCATTGCATTGAAAGAAGAAGTAAACGATATAAAAATTTTAGATCAATCATATCGTATACCGGGTGGACCTATACACGAACTATCACAAAACATTATAAGTAAAGTACAAAATAGATTTGATAAAACTTATAAACCAAGAACAGAAGAAGGTATATTAAGAAGGTATTCTGACATTACTCAAGTAGATATGTCCGAAGGTAATTGGTTAGTATTATCTTCAGCAAATCATTTTTTAGATGATGCAAAAGATTTATGTGAATTACAAGGATGGTATTATCAATTCAAAGGTATTAACTCTGTATCTTTAAAATTACTATTAGCGTTAAACAATTGGGAACATTGGAGAAAAGGCGATCAGTTAAATCATTTAGAAATAAAAAATATTTATGGATATCTTGGATCTAATGTATTGCCTGGATTCCAAAAAGGAAAAACATTACATGCTGATGAAAAATATACATTACAAGAATGTAAAGATAAACATGGTTTAGTAACTGATAAAGTTTGGTATGAATCTTTTGAAGGACTAGATACTATTACTGAAAACTACATTCGTAACATGAGGGCGAATGGAGAAACACTGAATAAAAATCCTCGTATAACAATGTCAACAATACACGGAGCGAAAGGAGGAGAAGCTAATAAAGTTTTATTGATGCAAGACATAACCAACGCTGCGCTAGAAACATTTAGTCATGACCCGGATGAATTACATAGATTATTTTATACCGGAGCGACGAGAGCGAAGCGTGAATTACATGTGTTAGACCCAAGAGACTTTGATAAAGCTTATATATTATGAAATGTTTCTACTGCAATGAAGATGTAATATGGCAAAACGATTTTGATATGGAAGATATAGATCCAGATTCACAATACAATATTGTTTCATATTATCAATGTAACAAATGTAACGCTTGGTATGAAGTATATACCGACAAAAAGGAGGAAGATGACCAATAGTGAAATATTTAAAAAAGCTGCATACGACTCACTAGATAAGCAGGTAGGCGGGAAACATTACCGATCGATGAAAATTCAACCTGCAGAGTTTATAAACGAAAACAAGTTGCTTTTTGCGGAAGGCAACGCTATAAAATATATCTGTAGACACCAGTCAAAAGGAAAAGAAGAGGACGTGAAGAAGGCAATACATTATTTAGAAATGATACTTGAAAGGGATTACTCGTGAGAAGTACCCAGATACCGTTGTTTACTCCAGAAACGGAATGGGTTATGCCTGATGAATTAAAAGATCTTCGAGGACATAAAGAAATAGCAATCGATCTAGAAACTAATGATCCACATCTAATAGAGATGGGTTCAGGTAATGTTACCGGCAGAGGACATATTGCTGGCGTTGCGGTAGCTGTTGAAGGCTGGGCGGGATATTTTCCAATACAACATGAGTCTGGTGGAAACATGGATAAGAAGTTAGTTTTATCTTGGTTACAAGATATATGTAACCAACCCGATACTACATTTATATTTCACAATGCGATGTATGATGTTTGTTGGTTAAGATCAGCAGGCGTAGATATCAAAGGTAAAATAGTAGATACAATGATTGCAGCATCATTGATTGATGAAAATAGATTATCATACCGATTAGATATACTAGCTAAAAAATATGTAGGGATTGGTAAGGACGAAAGTATTTTACAAGCTGCGGCAAAAGAATATGGACTTGATGCTAAAAAAGATATGTGGAGATTGCCCGCGATGTTTGTTGGACAGTACGCGGAGCGCGATGCGGAGTCTACATTAAAACTTTGGCAACGATTAAAAGTAGAATTATATGATCAAGAATTAATGGATGTCTTTACATTGGAGACAAAACTATTTCCTTGTTTAGTTGATATGAGATTTAAAGGGGTAAGGGTAGATCTTGATAAAGCAGATTTTATTAAGAAAAATTTAATGGATCGTGAAGCTAAAATTATTAATAAAATCAAAAGTTTAACAGGAATTAACGTAGAAATTATGGCTGCCCGAAGTATAGCAAAAGCTTTTGATAAGTTGGGGTTGCCTTATGATGTAACAGAAAAAAGTAAAGAACCTTCTTTTACAAAAAACTTTTTACAGAACCATCCTCATGAATTACCTCAAGCAATTGCAGAGGCGAGAGAGATAAACAAAGCGCACACAACTTTCATAGACTCAATAACTAAACATGCAGTTGATGGTAGAATACACGCAGACATAAATCAAATACGATCAGATCAAGGCGGAACAGTAACCGGTAGGTTCTCTATGAGTAATCCAAACTTACAACAAATTCCAGCGAGACATCCGGAACTTGGACCGATGATTAGATCTAT